GTGGTTTGCTCAATGACGTAAGGCGTAAATACCTCGGGGATGATGATGTCAGAGCGAAGAGTCGCCATGACAGATCCTCAAAAAATTGGTGTTTACGGTGTGGGCGTAACCCAATCGGCTCGGCGTAGCTCTGCCTATGCTTCACATACTACCGGTTTGCAGCAGCTTTCAACCTTTCATACAGGTCTCGGTCTGTTTTAAACAAGCGCGATTGCTCTGTGAGATTGAACGTATTTTTGGAAAATGGATTTTTAGTGCCAGGCGGAATGTCTCCACCAGCACTACGACCAGCAGGCGCACCACTGCCAACAGGTTTAGGCGCTTTTTGCATGTAACTCGGCAAAGTTCTGGCCCATTCGTCAATCGGTTTACGCTCGTAGCCATTGACTACAACAACCGTGCCATCAGATTCACGTTCAATCTGATCTGGCTTCAACAGATCAGCTTTAAATACAATGCTGGGGTCATGCACCACGTCAGCCAATGCTGTGTTCGCAGGTGCGATTAGCTCTAGCTCACGGACGCGTGCTTCAAGCTCAGCAATGCGCTTATCTTTTTGAGCAGTTGCCTCGCGATACTGCTGCTCAAGAGCTTGACGAGCCTCAGTGTACTTGCCTTCTGATTCAAGTTTGTTCTGCTCAGCCTGACGCTTAAAGTCCTTTAGTTCGTTGTAGTCGTCTGGCACATCACCTATCAGCTCATTTTTTTGCAGCTTGCCAATCAGCTCGTAGTTTTTCTTCTCAAGCGCAGCAACACTCTTTTTGAGTGCATCCAGCTCAGAATTGCTTTGAGCCTCTGGGGACGTAATCCCCTGACTTTGCTCTTCAGACATGAATAACCCGTAAGGTTGTTTACAGTCTTACTTTATCAGCTCCATTTTGTTTTGTTTGCCCAAAAAGCCGCACTCATTTTGCCTTTTGCAATGTTCTTGGCATGACGCGCCTTGAATGACGCACGCTTGTCCTTGTCAGACTGGGACTCTCCCTTGCGAGGTGGCTTTGTCTTAGCGCCTTGCTGACCAAAGCGAATGAGCTTGATCCGATCACCCTCTTTCGCCAAAACGACGTGGCTTTTCTTTGGATGGCTTGGCGTGCGTTTCGGTTTGTTGTAACCCGAAAGCCCATGACGCTCTAATCGTGGATCCTTTTTTTTAGCCATCACTTCTTCTTCTTTTTCAAGAGGTCAGCGTCAGCCTTCCGGGCTCCGCCTTTACCAGAAACAAAACTGTTGACACGTCCCATGGCCCACGCAGCCATAGACACGTTGCGCGATCCACTCGACAGATACGCACCTTGACCGCGTCGATATACAGCAGCCAACTGGCCGTAGGTGAATCGTGACTTATCAGCCTTTTTTTTGAGTGTTTCTTTTGTTGCGGCGCTTAGTGGCTTTCTTTTTGGTGCCATCCTGCTTAGTCCTCGTTTTGGAAACAGCTTTGATGTCGATGAACTCACCGCGCTTGTAGGCGTCGGCAGTCCGTTTAATTTCACGCGCTTTGGCAGCACGATTTTTTGCACCTGACAGGTACTTCTTAGGCAGACCAGTGGCCTTGTCCTTTGGTACGCGCCGCTGCTTCCTAGCCATTACTTCTTTTTTTTCTTGGGCTTTTTCTTGCCCATAGGTTTTTTCTTTCCACCGTGTCCGTAGTGACCTGGCATAGCGACCTAAGAACGCTTCACACCAGGATAACGCGCTTGCAGTTCTTGCAACGTCACCTCCGTACCATCAGCCGACACAAACTTCCTAATCGCTACCGACGGCCCATACTTGCGAGACAGCATGTTGAAGTACGGCACCTGCTTTACGCCAAGCACATCCGCTTTGACTTCCTTGCTCTGGTTAGACAGCCATTGACCATACGTTTGGTCGGCAGGAACTAAGCCACCAGAGCTACGACGCTTGCCAGGCTTTGGCGGCGGAATGTCTAAACCCTTGTAATCAACGATCGGGACAGTGGTTGACCGGCAGTTGAAATGCTGCGGCGGTGTTGGCCCTTTGTTGTATTCAAACGTGCGACCGTCCAATGCACGACAGATAGCAGACGTTCTGCTGTCGAGCGTTGCGATGTACCTGTAACGCTTAGTGATCTCTTGATTCTGGCTGTAAACCGCTTGGCTTGCAGCATTGGCGACTTGATTCACGCTGGTGCGCACCATCGCCTTGATCTGGTTATTGGGCACAGCCGTCAGCTGACGACGCAAACGCTTTGCGATCTTGTCCGATGACTCGCCAAGTATCAAACCGTTTTGTACTTCTTTCGTAAATATCTCGGCCTGCTGCCCAGCCAGACGCCTATATGACGCAGCAAGTGTTGCCCCATTTGGCAAAGTTATTGTCGTGCCATCGCCAATATCAAGTTTGAACTGCTTTGGGACTCCAGCTACTGTCGCGCCAAGATCATCGCTCAGCGTCACGACGTTGTAAGTCGTTGGGTCGATGGTCGCTACAGCCTGCGCAAACTGCGGGCTGATTCGCACGCTCCGCACCTGCAAGAGCAAATCATCAGGCAACTCACCGTTCAATATGTTGGTTACAAACTTCGTTTGCAGCTCAACTAAGCCTTGCAGCTCTTCAACAGACACTGCTGTTGCTGTCCCAGCCCAACCCTCTAACGATGTCTTCAGCTGCGCCAGAATCGCTTGAAGCCGTGCAGCTTGTGTAGCTGTCGGACCAACGTCAGAAGCAGCCAAACGCTTAACAGCATCCACAATGAGATTGTTATATGTGCGTACAATTCGACGCGCGACACTATTGCTAAACCGATTGAGGTCGATTGCATTTTTGTAAAGCTCCGCAGGTGTGGTCATGTGTCATAAATACCCAAATACTCAGGATCTTCTGCGCAAATTACACAAACATTTGACCCGGCACGCAAGGCCATACCTACAACATCAGAAAACACAGCCAACACATCTATTTCACTTTTCTCTACGCAGGTTTCACTAATGCAGCAAATACCTTTATTGTTGAACCATGTAACGCGGATGACAGCAAAATACTCACTGAGCAGCTCACTGCGCACGTAATACAGAAGCTGACTGCTTTGATCAGACGGCTCACCTCGGCGCAGCCTGTCAATCCAGTTCATCAGACTGCTCCGGTGCTGCTTCTGGCATTGTGACGTCTTCTGCTGGTGTTGGCGTCGGCTCCGGCTGATTCATTTCGATCAAGCCGCCAGTTTGCGTCGCCTCAATCTCCTGCTCGACATCGAAGTCATCACCAAGCACCTCTCCAGCCTCTAGCTGCAACAACAGTGTTTCTTGTGTGATCGTGCCTGCGGTGTAAAGCTGCAATAACGCTTGGATTTCCTGCGGGTCAAGCCTGATGCCCATGAAATCACGGTTAACCAAACTGCTGCCAGCAGTGCGTTCCTGCATGTACTCAGCATGGAATCGCAGGCAGTTGTCAATCATGTCTTGCATCTGCTGAGCAACAACCATCATGGTGCTGTCGCCTTGGCTGCGGTCAATGCGTTTAGCTTCTGCTGTCTCAGCAGACAATTTGCTGCCAAGAATACTGGCCAGGCCTAAAGCATTGATCTGCTCAGCAATACGATCGAGCTGCTTGAACTGCGCTTCGTAGCTGTTGCCAGCCGGTTCGATATAGCGTGCGTCGCTGCCTTCAGGCAACGCCATTGCTTCCCCAGGGCCTGCGCTGATCTCTTCTGCTGCAGCAGGAAAGCCAAACAGAGCGAGCATCGGGACGGCGGAGATGTGCAGCTGATTGCTCAGATCAGACTGCACCTGATAATGCTGCAAGTTCAGCTCAGCAATATCAGCCAACGGCGGCAACGACTCAAGCACGCCCATCCTGTTCGAGTAGGCAACACTGAACGGAATCTCGCTCAAGCTTGTTCTGCCCTCATCAACAATAACGAAATCGCCTTTCTGATCTTTCTGGTGAATTTCAAATGCACCAGGGGTCAATACCCTGACTTGCTCAACTTGCTTTTCACCGTATAAACCGTCAGGTACGACAATCTTTTCGGCTAAACGCAACTGCGTCAGCTGCTGCTTGCCATCTTTTAATTCAGTCCTAGAACCTAAAATTTCTCGCGGCGTGTATGTAACCCAGTAGGGACGACCGTTCTGGCCAGCAGCAGGCGCATCAACTAAGACACCGACGTGCCCATATCGTATGCAAACCCTGCTAGCCGCAAACAACCACGTCTGTAGATCATTGCCCTGCAAGTCAACGTCAAACAGTTGCTCACGGATTACATCCGGCACGTCATCAAGACGCACAGGCTTACGAGTCAACATGCCTGCAAGCATCCGCTCAAGTCTGACGTAATACGGTGCAAGAACAGAACGCAGCAATCTGGCGTCATAGCTGATGTCCTGCTCTCTTGGTTCCTGCGGAAGGTATTTTCTGTGGCCTTTTCTGATCTTGTACGTTCCGCCCAATAACGTTTCAATCAAACCCCAGTGGGGTTCCATGTTGACCCATGCTGTATTCGGGTCGTTCACCTGAGTGACGTTGCCTACACGTTGCCGCCCAGAGAACCCTGAATACACAGCTAAATCCCGCCCGACGATGCTTGCAGTTTAGTAAAGCCTAATGCCAGTACCACGACCAGCACGCTCATGCAGTGGATTGTATTCGGCCAAGATCAAATAGCCTAAACCGTCTGTCCAGTGCTCAATGTTGGCCGTCTTGTCGATCACGTAATCTTCAGCGCCTTCTTTAAACGTCACGTTTTTGAGTGCTTTGATGGTGTGCTTGCACCGTGGGTGAACAAAAAGGCGGATGCTGCCCTTAGCGCTTTTGATCATCATGTTCGTTGCATTGATCTTGTCTTTAACGGCCCATGGTGCTTTAGGGCTTATGCAACCAAAGCCAAAACGCCTGATGATGTCATGGTCAGTTCTGCCAGCAGATGAGGTTTTGCGTGCAGAGCCCGTTGGGTCTGGGTAAGCAATAATTTTGCGGCCTGGGAACCGCTGTTGAAGCATTGAACACACTTCATCAGTGTTCGATTGTTTGACGGCTAACTCATCCCAAATATGCAGCGTGTCACCAACCCTGCTACCCAAGACGCCTGCCATGATGCTGACGTTAAAGTCAGTGCCCCAATAGATAGGACCACCGGTATCAACGATGTCTTCTGAGATGTTTTCATCGCTGAAGCCTGGATAAACCCTGCCAGATAGCGTCTCGAAGCTGGCAAGGTACTCCTGGCGAAATGTGCGCTCATCGAGCGTGTTGCGTGCCGCTTCAATCTCCTCAGCAGACACGTTGCCACCATCGATCGTGGTGAAAGAGAAAGTGTCCCAATCAGTTTGATCTTGTGCCTGCTCCCAAAGATCGTGAAACCAGTTCAGCCCAGCAGGTGTGGTGATAAACCATGCCGGACCATTTTGATCTGACAAAGCAGGACGAAGCACCATCTCCCACGCTGTCTGCTTGACGTAAGCCGCCTCATCTACAACAAGAGCTGACAGGCTTACGCCGCGCAAGCTGTCCTCATTGTCAGCACCACGCAATGCAATCTCACTGCCGTTGATCAATTCGATTGACAGATCAGTCTCGTTTTTTTTTGCAATCATGCCTTCAGGCGTCATCGTCTTGAGTTGCCTCCATGCAATCTGCTTAGCCATCCGATAGTTGGCCGTGACGTACCAGCAGAGGCTGCCTGGCTTTTCCATCGCCCAGCAAATCAGGCGAGTAATGCATAGGTAGGTTTTGCCAAAACGCCGCCCAGAGCAGAGCAACTTAAAACGATGGTCAGCATTCCAGACTTGCCGCTGTGGTTCTGTTAGGCCATTAGTCAAGACCTGCACGATGTCTTCTGTGCGATCGTCATCTACAGGCTCAGCAAAAGCGAGCAGTGATTCGTCTCTTGTAAGTCCAGCCAATAACGACATCAGATGTCGAACTGAAGAAGCTTGGCTTGTGTCTCCAAGGCTTTCATGGCAACCATTAAATTGTCATTGCGACCAGCGCGTTTTTCATATTGCACAAGCCGAGACACAGCAGATGCCAGCCATTCTTCACGTTTGATCTCTGAGTCTTCAGCGATGAGCTGCCTTGCTCTTGCCAGGTATTTATCAACCTGACGTGCTTGCACGCCCCAGTTTTGCGCACCATATTGTACGATCTCAAAACGCGAATGCGACTCCAGCAATAACTGGTAGACAGTATTGACACGTTCTTCGACTTCAGTGTTAGTGCTTTTTTTTGCCATGCCCTGAAGTTAACAGGGGTTTGGCACAAGGGTAGCTCAAGGGCGATGGACTTTGCGCCAATACTGTTGAAGCTGCAGAATTTTTGGTTCTACGAGGTGCATTGAGCTGACAGTGCCAACAAAGGCACCGGGGCCATCACCGACTTGAATCCTCACGCAACCGTCTTCGAGGGTGCGAATCTTGGCTGCGGGCATAGGCAGCTCTGAGGCGTCGCTCATAGTCGAGGAACTGGCTGAGTTCATTGTGGCGTTGCAGAGCGCGAAGGGAATCTTCGTCCATGGTTTTGAGGTGTGATGTCGGGGGATGGATCAGGCCGATGGTCCTGCCCTGCCTTTCCCTGCACCCAGGGTGTTGTATAGCTTTCAGCCTGCTGGGGAAAGAGTCAGGCATCAGGCTCCCCGAGGTGTGGCTAGAGGCTCTGCATAAATTCTTTTGCAGCTGCTTCTGCTTCCTGAGCTGTAGCAAAAGGGCCAAGGCTTGCTCCGACTAGAGCATTTTCGACTTCAGCGAATGGTTGCAGCTCGGGAGAGTGAAACCAGCACTTGTACCAAAATCCGTCTGTTTTTTTGGTGATTTCGTAAGTCATCAGTCGTGCTCCTCAACGGTGTAGGAGAAACCGCAGTCTTTGGCGTCTTGGATGAGCTGATCACGCTCATGGCGTGTGTAAGCCCATTCAGTCCATTCGAGCCTGCCGTCAAGGGAGGCTTCGACGTAGTAGCGGGTGGCGGGTTCCATGGCTTTCAGCTTTAGAAGGTTTGAAGCTTCAAGCTGATCTTGGTGCTGTTGGAACGACTCGAACAGGTCGAGCATGTAATTGTGATGGTCCATCAGGTGGGATCTCTCCAAACCCAATCTGGCATACCTATGGCATACCGTCAACCCTCTGCTGCTAACGCGCATATGACAGTACAGATGATCGGCTCTAGCTGGTGCCTGGGTATTCCGTTGTACTGACGGCTTACAGCGGTGATGGCGCGATCGATGGAGTCACGGCCATTGCCTAGGGAAGCGACGCGCTGCGGATACAAAACACGCTCACGAATCAGCTCTTTGCGTGATATGCCGTGGGCAGCTGCCTCTATGTTCAGCCTGTTGCGCTCTTCAGGCGTGGCGTTGAATTCAATGCGGCTCAGGTTGCTCATCAGAAATCAAAGGGTTCAGGTGTCGTAGCTGGTGCTAAGTCTCGCGGGCTTGGGCCCGCTTCAACCTGCGCAGCCTTGGGTTCATCCCGCAGCAGGTTGCGGTGGTTTTTGCTGATGCTGCCAGGTGGTGCTGCATCAAGGTCTTCAAGGGTCCAATAACCCTTGGCGATGCCATCGCGAAGGGTTTTGATGGTAGAAGCGGTGTCCTGTAGCTGTTTCATCAGTACGGGCGGCTGGCTTTGTATTCAGCGTCAGCCATCGGATGCAGGACAAACCTGCCAGGCATGACGCCTTCCACAGATGGGCAGTAGGTGCAATAGCGACCAACGTGATCAAAGCGGCCCATACAGTAAGGAGCAGCAGGCCGCACGCGGCCATCCATTTGATTCAGGGCTGATTCCATATCGCCTGCGCGAATGGCCTTGAAATCAGGCATAGCCCCTTCCTTGGCATTCATAGGGACGACAGCAAAGACAAAGTGCTCGGCGGCTTCAGGTTCAAACAGTTTCATCAGAGGAACATGGAGGACTTGGTAGACGCGGGGGTGTTGTCTTCGAGGTAGACGGCGTAACACTCATCACGCAGCCAACGGAAGCAGTCAGGCAGCGGCGAGGCAAACTCGCCTACACCTTGCCTTGATCTGATGTCTTCAATAGCACCGTCAATGGCACGCATGAGGTCATCAGGTTGTAGCTCGTCTGGAACAAGCTGTCCCCAAAGCTGCATGGCCTTGGGTTTGGACTGGCCGTTGGCACGGTGGCGGCAGCCTTGATACCGCTTCCAGAAGACCTCGAACTCAGGGGTGCCCTTTGTCTTCTTAGCGCGTGGTTTACGGGCTTTTTCTACCTTAATTTCAGTTTTAACACCTTTATATATGTTTTTTTTG